GGGGTTGCCGAACCATCAAGCGCAGCCGCGATGGCTTTTTTGTAAGCCCCGCTGCCCGCTGCGACCGTGATGTCGAAACCATCACCCACCACAAAGTCGGTGGCCGCATCAGTGATGACGCCCTTGATCTGGTTCGCGACCGTAACGGTGCCGCCCGCGCCGCCTGCAATGGTATAGTCGCCCAGCACTCGCCCGGCGGGGCTGGTCAAGCGGAACGTCCCGCTGTTGGCAGCCGCGACGATGCAGCGCAGCGTGTAAACGCCCACTTCGGCAAAGCTGAGGATAGGCGTGGTGGCATCGAGAACGAAAGTGCCGTTGCCCGTGTTGCCGCCCGACTTCACCGCCGAGCTGGCCGCGCCGATCATAACCTTGCCCAGCACAGTGCCGCGGATGAGCGCCGCCGCCCCGGTGATGGTGGCGGTCTTGGTAACGACCTTGAGATCGCCTGCGATCAGCTGGTCAGGGATAAAGGCATCCTGCTGAATGCCGGGCTGGAACGGCGATGCGCCGTAATTGGTGGGGGTAAGGGCCATGGTCTAACTCCTTTTCTGGCGCGCGATTAGCGGGCGCCGGCTTTTTGGACGGCGGACGCAACGCGCTGGCCGAAGGTGAGCTTTGTGGGACCGGTGCCGCCATCCGCGCCGGGGCGGGCCTCGGTGCGATTGCCCATGCGATCATCGAGCGGGCAGCGCTGGCCGTTTCCATCACACGGATGGCTTCGGCGCTCGAATTGCGCGTGGTGAAGGCCAGCGTGGCGGCCAACGCGGGGTTAGCCCCCGCAGCCTGGCTGGAAAAAATGCGCGAGGCACGGGCGTTTTCACGTTGGCGGCCAAGGGCAAGGCCACGGCGAAAAGCCTTGCGGGCCTTGTCGTCCTTTTCCTCGTCGTCAAGATCATCGTCGCCATCATCGGCTTCGGGATCCTGATCCTCGTCACCGGCCGTTTTGCCGGACGGCTTAGACGTTTCATCGCCCTCGTCGTCGGGTTCGTTTTCGGCGCCAGCATCACCATCGCCGTCTTCCTCGGCGCGGCGTGCGTCCTCTTCCTTGCGTCGTTCATCTTCCTCGGCGCGGCGGGCGTCTTCTTCTTGGCGCTTTTGATCCTCTTCGGCACGGCGGGCCTTGCGGGCCTCTTCGTCTTCGGGGCGTTCGTCATCGGCACGTTTGCCGCGAAAGCCGGCCATGAGATTGGCGAACGGGGACGTTCCCGTTGCCAGGGTTTTCTTCGACATCGGGTGTCTCCGTTTCTGGTGGTCAGGCGTATTTGGCAAGCAGGGCTTCAAACGCCTGCTCGGGCGCCATCACCGCATCGGCCAAGCCTTCGGTGACGCCGTTAGCGCCCATGAAAGTTCCAGCCTTGAGGGCTTTCACCTTGTCGGTTGTGAGATCGCGCGCGCGCGCCACGCTATCGGCGAAAATATCGCCCATCGTGGCAATATCGGCTTGGTATGCGGCCAAAGCCTCGGCGCTGAGCGGGATTTCGGAATGGCCGTCCGTTTTGCGTTCGGCCCAGTCAGGCGTGATGAAGGTGACCTTTAGACCTGCTTTGGCAATGGCTTCGGACCAATCCACATGCATGCAGATCACACCGATCGAGCCAGTGCCGCCGGTGCGCGGAACGGTGATCGTGTCCGCAGTGGAGGCCAACCAATAGGCGGCCGAATAGGCGTTTTCGGACAGAATGGCGTGAACCGGCTTGTTGCCGCGCATCGCCAGCATCGTTTCGAACAGATCGGCGCATCCCGAAACTTCGCCGCCGCCGCTGTCATAAACGCAGGCGATGGCTTTGACGTCGGGATCATCTTGCGCGGTGAGATAGGCCTGACGAATGCCGTCATAGCCCGTCATCCCGCTATAGGGCCGCAGGCTGCCCAGCTTATGGACCAGAGTTCCGCTGATTTGCAGCATCGCAACGCCATTGAGCACATCGTAACCCGGATCGACGCGGGTTTCGCGGGCGCGATAAAAATCATCGTCGTCGTCGAACCATGCCTGCGGCTTGATGGCCATGCCATCTGCGCGCGCGATCGATGTGATGCCAAGGCGGTCCGCCAGCGAAGCTATGACAATTTCGGCTTTGCGCGGATGGATGGCAAGCGCGGTGTTGAACAGTCGCGAGGCCAGATGGGCGAAATGCATCACTGCACCTCCGGGTCTTGAATGGTTTTCTGGGCCGATTCCTGATTAAGGCCCATGCCCGCCCAGCTGGGCGGCTCCAGGCCAGCTTCTTTGAAGCGGCGGATGGCGTTTTTGCGCGAGAGGATCATGTCGTCGCCATCGATCCCCTGTTCGGCGCAAAGCTCGTCGTAATCCATGAGTGCGGCATCCATGCCGAGAATGGCGCCCTTCACTTCGTTGACCGGGTCGATCCATCCACGGCCTGGGCCGATCCATTTGGCCCGCGCATAGGCTTCTGGATATTCCAAAAAGTCTGGCGCGCCCGATGGCATAGGCAGATCATCGATATCGTGCGCCTCTTCTACGAAGCTGCTGAAGATGGGCTGGCAAAAGCCCACCGCGAAATCATCACGCCGACGCGTCATGGTTTTCCAGAATTCGAGCATCGCGCCGCGTGCGGAACTATAATTCACATCCGACCAGTCATTGCTGACCTGTTGGGCGCTCATGCCGGCGGCCGATGCCACATTGCGCAGCACGGCCTTTTCGAAATTGGCAAAATTGGCCGATGGTCGCTTGGGATCGGCAAAGTTGATCTTTTCGCCAGGGAAGAGCTTGGCCATCCCCGCGCCAGTGCCGGGAACCTTGATCTTGGCCTCGCTGTGATAATCCAAGCGCGCATCTTGATAGGCGCCAACGTTGCTCCCGCCATTGAAGGCTTCCTCGGCAAACTCTTGGTCGAACGGGCTTTCGAGCCATGCGCCAAACACCGCGTTAAGAATGGCAGAGTCGAGTTCGGCCACGTCATAACGGAACAGCATTTTCAGGCGGTTCATCACTGGGCCGAGGATGCCGACGCCGCCGCGATGTTGATTGGATCGCTCGACATCAAAGTCATGCACGATGACCGGCCGGCCCCACTCGGTTTCACGCTCGATGCGATCCCAATGCAGGCTCTGCGCGGCAGAAAACCAATCGCCCTGATGCGCGCGGCGAATATGATAGGCGACGGTCACGCCGTCATCGTCGACCTCACATCCACCGCGTAGCGTTTGCTGATCGAACAAATATTGTGGGTTAGACAAGCGATCAGGGTCGATCATTTGCACCGCAGTGGCATAACGCGCGCGGCCTCTCCCGCAGCGCTCTGGACGCCATTGTAGCATCGCCAAGGCATCGCCATCGATCAGCTTGTGACGAAAGCCCAGCCGATACATTTGAGAGGCAGTCATCCGACGTTGGACGTCACACCATTTGCCCCGACTGGTCGCCCAGCCACGATAGCTGGCGTCCAACGCCTTTGAATATTCGTAGGCCCATTGCTCATCGAAGCCCTTGATCTCGGTTTGCAAAGCCAGAGCGCGATAGTCAGGCTTGGCGATTGGCCGGAAATTGGCCCCGACAGCATTGTCGAGAATGCGTGTGACAGTGCCAGAGGCCCAGCCATCATTGCGGACCAGATCACGCATGCGCGCCACGATGGTGTCGCGCCACGGGTTAAGCTCGCCATCGGGCGACCAGAGATAGGGTTGCCATTCGGCGGTATGCGCGCCGCTGCGATCGGCCGCATCATACGGCACGTTGTTGCCGCCCGACAAAGCCATGGCAGGCTGTTTTCGGCTTGGCGCCAGAGGCATGCCATCAGGGCCGAGGATTTTTACCGGGCTGTTCATCGATAGCGCACGCCCATGAAGCGGCGGGCGGGTCGCCCCGTCAGCAACGCATTGATCTGAGCCAGCATGGCGTTGATTTCCGCGACATTGGTCACACGGCGGGAGACGGACTTAGAGCCGTCCCCCTGCGTATAGCTGACCGAAGCAATGGCCTTGCCACTGGTGAGTTCGATCAAAGCGTTCTGATACGCGGTCCGCGCGGTCAGCAATTGGCTTTGGCTCATGCCGGAAAATGGATTCGACATGCTAATTCCTTCGGGCGAGCCGGGATCCAAGCGATTGGCGTTTGGGCGGTGTGGGCGGTGTGCCGATCGTGATGGTTTGCTCTGG